AATAAAGCATTGGTAATGAAAACAGACCCTTTTAGACATTTGAACTCTATACTTGCAACGAAAGTACCTGTAGATATTGAAGGTTACAATCCTTGGCTTGTCAACAATGGACTTTCTCAACATCCTGAGTGGATACACTTAGTTAATTTCCTAAATCAACATCACGACCTATCACACGAAGCCCAATACCTATTTTTACTAAATAGTAGAGTTCGTAAAATAACAACACGTAGAAAATGGGCTAAGAGTGATAAAAATAGTGACATAGAGAATATTGCAGAGTATTATAATATTAGTTATGATAAAGCAAAAATTGCTATGGGATTATTATCACCTAAACAGCGTAAATCTATAAGGGATAGTAAAGGTGGTACAAGATGATGCATCCTATCATTGATAACATGGTAGAAGTGAGATTGATTGGAGATAGTTTTCTAAAGGTAAAAGAAACGCTGACACGTATTGGTGTCGCATCTCGCAAAGAAAAGACTTTGTTTCAATCTTGTCATATACTTCATAAACAAGGGCGATACTTTATCGTTCACTTCAAAGAACTTTTTTCCCTAGATGGAAAAGAAACAGATTTTGATACAAACGATATTGCTCGTAGAAATACGATTGCAAATCTTCTTGCAGATTGGGAGCTCATTGAGTTAACAGAACCCAACAAGTCGAAAGACAATACAGCTCCAATCAGTCAAATCAAAATACTTCCTTTCAAAGAAAAGAGTGAATGGCAACTTGTGACAAAATATAATATTGGAAAAAAACGTGAGTGAACACCTAATTGATGAGCTTGAACTTCTGCAAAAGAAATACAGTGATATAGAATACGTGAATGAGACACTTGAGGACATGGTATCGACAAATGACGACTATAAACATGGATATTCTAGTGGTGTATGGATATTAAATCGTCAGATTGAGAAAATAATCGAGAAATATAGAAAAAAGAATTGACTTTTGCTTTCCTTTGAGGTATAAATAGTATTGTAAGTGCCATAATGGACTTACGTTTTATATAAACCTTGCTTAAATAGGAGGCATATATGGTTAGAAATATCCATAATTTCTTTACGGATAGTGGTTCACTATCAATACTCAACAATCACTTTGTCGGAATTGACCGACTCATAGATCAGATGGAAAGTACTTATACGTCTATTCCAACTGGTACAGTTCAAACTTACCCCCCTTACAATATCATTAGAAAATCTGACTCGGAATATACGATTGAGATTGCCTGTGCTGGATTTTCTGAAGAAGATTTAGATATCACACAGACAGGCCGTCAACTTATCGTTACAGGGTCTAAAGATAAAGACTCTGAGAAACAAAGTGAGTATCTTCATAAGGGCATTGGTGCAAGAAGTTTCAATCGAAAGTTTACACTTGCAGATAATGTAGATGTCACCAAAGTAGACATCGGGAATGGTATGTTGAATATACATCTGGAGCGATATATTCCAGAGGAACTACGACCCCGAAAGATACCGATAGGTAAAGCGATACCAATACCTAAAAAATTAGAGCCAGAACTCTTAACGGAAGAATAACTTCAAAGAGCAGTAGACAAGGAAATTTTATTATGAATATATTTTATTTGAGTGAGAACGTGAAAGAATGTGCTGAATGGCACGTTGATAAACACTGTGTGAAAATGATACTAGAGTATGCACAAATGTTGTCTACTGCTCATCGAGTTCTTGATGGGGATGAATATGCAGATGAGAAAAATCTATACAAGCTTGCACACAAAAATCATCCATCAACAATATGGGTTCGTTCATCATCTTTAAATTATCAGTATCTTTTTAATCTCTTTTGTGAGCTTTGTGATGAGTATACTCGAAGATATGAAAAGATACACATGACAGATTCAAAACTTAGAGTTGCTCTTGCAATGACTCCTCGAGCATTAACAGAAGTTCGTTCTGAATTTACAGAACCTCCACAGTGTATGCCCGAAGAATGTAAAGTATCGGGAGACTCTATTCAAGCTTATCACAACTACTATCGGGAACACAAGAAGAGTTTTGCAAAGTGGTACAAGTCAAAGACTAAAGGCCCATATTGGTTCTATCAAGATGTAATCGACCTCGATACATATCCACTTTTTCACTGAAAGATATTGACTTTGCAAACTAACTATAGTATGATGACAGAATGATAGATAAATTTTATATTGATGCGATTGTAAACTATGGTAAAAACTCTGTTTCTCATATTGGCTATGAGAATGGTAAACGTGTAGTTGACACAACTCCTTTCAAACCTCGACTGTATGTGCAGTCTAAGAAGATGGGTGGTAGACATAAATCTCTGCATGGGGAAACTCTAACAGAGGTTGAGTTTGACACCATAGCAGAATGTACTGAGTTCAAGAAAAACTATCCTTCCAGAGTGTATGGTGATCTTGGATATGTTGAACAGTTTATCACAGACAACTACGCACACAAGATTACCTTTGATTTTGATTTGATTAACTATGCGGTCATTGATATTGAGGTTGCGTGTGATGAAGGATTCCCTGCTGTTGATAAAGCAGACTGGCCTATCAATGCAATCACCATTAAACTCAAGAACAGTGACACCTATCATACGTGGGCTCTTGGAGAGTATGACTCTTCTAAGTCTGACCATGATGTGAAGTATCATTCCTATGATAAGGAAAAGGATTTACTTGTTGATTTCATTCGGTGGTGGAACAATCAGTCGATTGATGTTGTTACAGGTTGGAACTCAAGAGGATTTGATATTCCTTACATTGTCAATCGTATCAAAAGTCTCTGGGGCCGTAAAAGTAGTACATTCATTAATATGCTTTCTCCCTTCAAGAAAGTAAAGTACCATGAGTTCACAACTCGATTTGGTGGAAAACAGATTGAGTATGAAATCTCTGGTATACAACAGCTCGATTATCTTGAGATGTTTAAGAAGTTTGGATATGGGTTCTATGGAACTCTTGAGTCTTACAGCTTAAACAATGTCTCGCACGTTGTGTTAAATGAGAAGAAACTTGATTACTCTGAGTATGGGTCACTTCATCAGTTATACAAACAAGACTTTCAGAAGTTCATTGACTATAACATTAAAGACGTTGAGCTTGTCGAGAGAATAGATGAGAAGATGGGATTGATTGAACTGACTCTCACTCTTGCTTATACTGCACACGCACCGATACAGGCTGCATTTGGAACAACAAAGATATGGGATACATTTATCTATTCATATCTTGCAGAGAGAAATATCATCATTCCACCAAAGGTTCTTCAAGTAAAGAAAGATCAGATTGAAGGTGGATTTGTAAAGCAACCTGTTGTTGGGTCTTATGATTGGGTTGTGTCTTTTGATTTGAACAGTTTGTATCCTCACTTGATTATGCAATACAATATGTCTCCTGAGACAGTTGCCGATAGTGTTGGAGGGGTAACTCCTGACAAGATGCTTAAAAGAGATGAGATTCTTACACAGAAAAACAAATGCACATCGGCTACAGGTCAAAGATTCTATACAGACAAGGTTGGTGTTTTTCCAGAAATCATTCATCAGTCTTATGAGAATAGAAAGAATATCAAAGCAGAGATGCTGAAGTGGGAAAGAAAACTTCAGAAGAATAAAGACCCTGAGACTGAAAAGATGATTGTCAAGTTGCACAATCAACAACACTCGATTAAGATTATGATGAACTCTCTTTATGGTGCAATGTCGAATCAATACTTTCGATACTTTGATGATCGTATTGCAGAAGCAATTACAGTATCAGGTCAGCTGACAATACGTTGGGGTGAAAAGAAGATTAATGACATACTCAATAATATTCTCAAGACAAATAAAGACTATGTGATTGCAATTGATACGGATTCTCTCTATGTGAATATGGAAGAGTTCTTGAAGAAAGCTGGAATGTTATCCAAACCTGATGACGAGATTTGTGCATATTTGGACAATGTAGGTGCTAAGTTGTTCGAGAAAGAGTTTTCAAATACCTATGAGGAGTTGAGAGAGTATACGAACTGTTCCACTCAACGTATGGAGATGAAGAGAGAGGCCATTGCTACAAAAGGTATATGGACTGGAA